GGGAGACGAGTTTGTTGTCATGAAGCATGGGGCAAAGAAGAGGACCGGGCGGCCTAAAGGGCGAACCAGTGGATATACAGTATCAGAGAAAGCATTAGCGCAGCGCAGGAGGAATGTAGGTCTGCCCGTGGCACAGAACCAAGAGGAAGAGGACTACAATTCGCGGTTGATAACGCATATTATGCGGATTCATGAGATTGCTGCCACTGCTGACCACAAGGATATCAATTCACTCAAATCCTGCTTTATCAATTATCTGCAACTGTGCCAGGAAGACGGGTTCAGCGTGAGTAATCTTGCTGCTTACTCTGCTATGCGGTTTACAAACGATCAATTCCATGCCTGGTCAAAGAAGGATGACCCGGAAGTACGGGAGTTCGTTTCACTGGTTAAGCAGACCTGTGCGATGTTCCGGGAGAATCTCGTATCAGATGGCAAGCTTAACCCTGTTATCGGCATATTTTGGCAGAGGAACTATGATGGTCTGCGGAATGATACTGAACAAGTCCAGGCGATACGGGAGCAGGAGATGGACGATGAGTATACAACGCGAACCTACAAAGAAAAGTACAAGAATCTGATTGGAGAGTGATCCGATTGCCTATCCAAGAGATCCTTGAGATTATCATGCAGAAGGAGAAGATATCCCAGTATAGGCTTGCAAAAAGGGTTGGGGTCAGCAAACAGGCGATCTCACAAATGCTCAAGGCAAAGGATATCAAAATGTCTTTACTGCTATCCATCCTTGAGGTGATGGGATATGAATTTGTTATCCGAAAGGTGAAAACAGATGAGCATAAAAAAGGACGATCAAAATAAGCGGTTGTTCACTGCTATGATCTCCGAGGGGCAGAAGGGCGATATCATGGCTTACCGGGATGCCCTTTCACTGATCAAGGAGATTGAGCAGGACGGATGCGAGAAGATAACGGATTACCGGGAACGGATCCTGTCTATCACCTATGACGAGGACAACTTTTCCACTGCCCACGAGTATTCGCATGAACTACGGGAACACCTTACACAGTACACTCCGAAGGGCTCCAAGGACGAGCAGAGAATGCTGAACCTTTACCGGGATACCCTACTGTTTGACTCCCCTTTTGATTTCGATTGCTTCTGCCGGTATATTGAGTGGGACCGGGAGGAGGACAAAAAGTTCTATCTGCCCCGGAGAAAACAGTTACTGCCCATTGCAAGGGCCTTGCAGCGTCTTGAGGAGCGGAAAATACGCCTGTTATGCATCAGTATGCCGCCCGGAACGGGAAAAACAACCATTGCGGAGTTTTTTATGGCATGGACGGGCGGTAAGCATCCGGAACTGTCCAACATCATCGGTTCCCACAGCAATTCCTTCCTGCGCGGTCTGTATGACGAGGTCCAGCGCATTGTCGGCAAGCGGTCCGAGTACCTTTGGCAGAATGTGTTTCCGCAAACACACCTGGTTGGAACCAATGCCAAGGACCTTATGTTGGACCTTGGGACCCGGAAGCGGTTTTCGACCTATGAACTGTCCAGTATTGGCAGTGGGAATGCCGGTAAGATCAGAGCAGCGAACATCCTGTACCTGGATGACCTCATAGACGGCATAGAAACTGCCATGAACAAGGACCGGCTGGACAAAATATGGCAGCAGTACTATACGGACTACCGCCAGCGTAAGATCGGCGATTGCGCTGAACTGCACATTGCTACCCGTTGGTCTGTCCATGATGTCATCGGACGGCTGGAGGAGATGTACGAGGGCGATTCTACTGCCGAATTCCTCGTATGTCCTGCCCTCAACGAGCAGGATGAAAGCAATTTTGACTACCCTTATGGCCTGGGATTCACTACAGAGTTCTACCGGGAGCAACGGGAGATCATGGACGATGCCAGCTTCCGCGCCCTGTACATGAATCTGCCCATTGAGCGTGAAGGGCAACTCTATCCCCCGGACCAGCTTCAGCGGTATTTTGAGCTTCCGGAAGGAGAGCCGGATGCCATTATCGGCGTTTGCGACACAAAAACCACAGGATCTGACTTCTGCTCCATGCCGATTGCCTACCAGTACGGGAACAAGTTCTATATTGACGATGTCCTGTTTGAAAACTATGCTCCGAACATCGTTGAAATCAATCTTGTGGCTAAAATCTGCAAGTTGAACCCACACATGATCCGTTTTGAGTCCAATGTGGCAGGTGGAAAACTTGCAGCAGACATCCAGGCGGCAATCAAGGAGAAAGGCTGCCGGACAAAGATTGAAACCAAGTGGACACAGCAGAACAAAGAGACAAAAATCCTTGTGGAAGCCGCCTGGGTCATCGAACACTGCATTTTCCGGGACGATTCTGTCCTGCATGGGGATGAATGGCGCGAATACCGCAAATTTTTGCAATCCCTCTGCTCCTATTCCCTTGAAGGGAAGAACAAACACGATGACGCACCGGATAGTATGGCCCAGTTAAGCCAGTATATCCAGGGGTTTGCCGGGAACAGAGTCCAAATTGTCCGGCGTATGTTTTGAATTACGAACATTTGTGCTGTTTTTCATGTACATTGTTCGGTTTTTTCACTGTTCTCTATCCGGATTAGTGGTTTTTGGCATAAAATCTATTGACATTGTATTTTTACTGTCTTATAATTCGCGCAAGGGATCCATGTGATCAATCACTCCCTTTCCGGCTATGTGGTTTGACCTCCCATATAGCCGCTATCTTAAAACCAACGCATGATTGCGAGAAAAGCGATCATGCGTTTTTATCGTTTGGAGGTGAGGAAAAGTGTCCGAGAACCAGCAGCAGATCTCCGAGAACCATCAGAACTCACAGGATCAGCGTAGGCAGGAGCAGCGTGGTATTTTCGCGACAAAGACCATGTTCGGTCGGAGGATGATCCTCACTTCTGCCGATGAAATCAACGGGTCCAACGTTGCAAAAATAGTCGAACAGGCGTACATCACTCATCTGCTTAATCGCGGAGAGATCGATTACCTGTGGAACTACTACAAGGGCAAGCAGCCGTCCCTTTACCGGGTCCGCGAACTGCGTAATGAGCTTACCCAGCACATCGTTGAAAACCGTGCAAACGAGATTGTGACCTTCAAGACAGGATACCTGGTCGGAAAACCGATCAAGTACATCTCTTCAGCATCTGCCGAAGAGGTTTCCGCATCTGTCGCAAAGCTGAATGACGCTATGAGGATGGTCGGAAAGAAGACCAAGGACAAGAAACTGGTCGAGTGGCAGATGATCGGTGGCGTGGGTTACCGCTATGTGGTTCAGCAGAACAAGCGTGTGCCGTTTAACATCTACACCTTGGATCCACGGAACACCTTTGTTATCCGGAAGAATGACTATTCCCAGGAAGTCCTGGCTGGCGTGAACTACGTTGTGGACGAGAATCAGAATGTCACGTTCACGATCTACACGGACCGCGAGGTGTTCACGCTCAAGAAGGGGACAGACACTGTTTCCTCCACCCGGAACAATTTCGGCATGATTCCGATCATCGAGTATCCGGCAAATACTGCCCGTCTTGGCTGCTTTGAAATCGTCCTGTCCATGCTGGATGCAATCAATGATTTCGATTGCGCGAGGACGGAAGCCGTTGAGCAGTTCGTACAGAGCCTTATGGTCCTGTATAACTGCCAGGTGGACGATGGAACCACTGCTGACACCATCCGGGCCGCCGGTATGATCCTGCTCAAGACAGTGGGCGATGCGAAAGCAGATATCAAGATCCTCGCAGAGCAACTCGATCAAAGTCAGAATCAGACGCTGAAGGACGATCTGTATAACAGTGTGCTTCAGATTGTCGGTATGCCGAGTCAATCTGCCGCCGGAACGTCTGATTCCAGTAACAATGGCGCGGTCATTCTGAAGAATGGCTGGCAAGGGGCAGAAACGAGAGCGCAGGATTTTGAATCCGAGTTTGAACTGCCGGAAATGGAGATGCTCCAGGTAGTCAGCGTGATCTGCAATGTCCTGCGGAATGGCGAATTCGCTTTCGATCCTGCTGATGTGGAGATCAAGTTCACCAGGCGTAACTACGAGGACATCATGTCCAAGAGTCAGACACTGACAACCATGCTTGGGAACGACAAGATTCATCCGCAGAAAGCCTATGAAGCATCCGGCCTGTTCCCGGACACCGAGGAAGCCTATCAGATGGGTATGCAGTGGTTCCGGGAGAACGGGGGCGAACCCAAGAAGGTTGAGCCGAAACAGGTGGTAATTGATGCGTAACAGCACACTGCTTAACTGGGATGAGCTTAACCTGCTGCGTGAGTCTGCGGTCGATCTGATCCGGGAGTACCGGAAAGAGAAAAACCGCGAGAAGGTGGACAGATGGTGCGACTACATGGAGTTTGTCCTCTGTCTGATCTACGAGTACGGCTGGAAGGATGCCGAACAGATTGTTGGAATCGTCCCCTTCAAGGATGGTTCTGATGATAGATGCGTGAACCTTGAAATCGATGGGGTTACCTTCCGGAGCAGAGTCTTTACTCAAGTTGAGGAGGACTCCCTGGACGGGTTGCTCCGAATAATCGACACTGAATCTCACAGAGATTACAACACCGGCGTATACGATGCCGGAGTCAAGAGTGGTGTCAAGGATCTCAAGAAACGCTGGAACACCATGATGGACAACCGAGTCCGTGATCCCCATGCCTACATGGAAGGGATGAGGGTCGGATTGGATGATCTGTTCTACACCTACACTGGTGACAGTACGCTTTATCCAGGCGGTTTCGGAGTTCCGGAGCTTGATATCAACTGCCGGTGTTGGATAACTCTTGAACGATGAGAAGGGAGAGATTTATACGGGAAATCTTGATCTGATTGTCACTCACTACAAAGAGCCGTGGGAAGTAGGCAGTAAGTTCTTTGAAATGCTGGCCCTTCAACGGAACATCGATTTCGATGATGTGAGTGTCATCCTCGTCAATGACGGCGAGGAAAATGCCCTTCCGGATTTCTGCTTTGACGGATATCCATACGATGTCTGCCAAATCAGCATCCCAAAGGGCGGTGTTTCCAAGGCGCGGAATGCCGGACTCGATCACAGTACTGCTGATTATGTCATGTTCTGTGATTTCGATGATTGCTTCTCCTCCGTGTTCGGTCTGTATCTGATCTTCTGCGGCATTGCGGAGGACAAGTACGATCTGCTCCGGGCAACCTTTTCGGAGGAGACAATGGACAGTGACGGCGTGATGCACCTGGTATCCCATGATAACGATGTGGTTTTCGTGCATGGGAAGGTCATGCGTAGGCAGTGGTTGGTGGACAACAATCTCCGTTTCCACGATAAGCTTACGATCCATGAAGACGGGTTCTTCAATGTGCTGGTCCATTCCCTTTCCGGTGACCGGGAGCAGAGAATTAAGCACTCAATATACCTGTGGGCATGGAATCCGAACAGTGTGGTCAGGAAGGACAACTCCGAGGATTACATCCTGGAAACCTATGATCACCTCATGAAGCAACGTATCGCGCTAACAGATGAGTACATCAAACGGGAAAAGGCAGAGGAGACGCTGATTACTGTTATTAAGACAGTGCTGGACAGTTACTACGATTTCCAGCAGCACGAGTGGCGGTTACCGAAGAACAAGGCCAAGTTTGAACGTGCAGAACGTTGGTTCTGTGCGTACCTCAAGCGGTTTGCCAAGTTCTACGCCCAGGCGAACGTTAATCAAATC